TTGTTGACCTCGATATCTGCCGCACTCATGGCTGCAAAAATTGTATACACCATCAATATAAAGATAAGAGTCATTGGTCTAATGTTCTTGGATAGCCAAGAGTCGCTGGCCATATCGGCCTCTTGACGTTTAGTTAATTCTTGCGCCTCGATGTTGTCTGCATTAAGTTCTGCCAGCTTGCCCTCTTGTTGCATCTGCAATAACTCTTTCTGAGCCTTGGCTTTAGCCTCTGGATCAGGAATAAACTTATCTAGGACTTTCATCCCTACATCAAACAAAGCCATTATCGGTAACATTATTTACTCCCCCATACTAAAAAATAAGCAATCCAACCAGCCACAGCAAAGCACCAGAACTGCGCCCACCTAGCCTTAGACAGATCAGAGTCAAACGCTTTCTGAAACTCTTTCTCCTGTTTCTCCAGCTTGACCCTAAGAGCCTCAACCTCTGCCCATCTCTTGCCGTACTTTTTTAGGAAGTCAGCTCTTAGCGTTGCCTCTTCTCTGCGTACTTGTTCTTCATGTTCCCAAGCATTTAGTACACGCTTGAGAAATAACTCCTTGCGTACCTCATTCTCTCGCAGCTCCCTACGTCTATCGAGGTTGCGCTGCTGGGCTACATCAGATGCCTCTTTCTGGGTATCCGCAATGCTCTTGGACAGCTCTTTGCTGACATCACGACTAGCGTTTAGAGAACTGCTGACACCCTTTGCGCTCTCTAGGAATCCGAACTGATCCGACACATCAGGAGCCGATCTTAATGTGACCCATCCCAGCTAGGAATGTAACGAGGCCAACTGCTCCAACTCCAACAATCCAAAAGAACTTGGTGACCACAGACTTACCGATATTTGTATAGACCTTTTCAATGACTCGCTCTGTCACCTTCTCAACGATATCCTCAAGCTCTTGTTCGGTAAGCTGGGCCATCATTATGCTTTCTTGCGTACGTTTTTGCGTACGACTTTCTTAGCAGCCTTACGAGCTGGCTTAACAACAACTGGTTTCTCAATTGGAAACTCAAGGGTAGCTCTGGGGATAAAGCCAAAGCGGTCTAGGATGTATGCAAAGATAAAGTTCATGGCAAAGTCGCTATAAACGCACTAGCATCCGTCATCACATTCCCATCAGCATCGAGAAGTTCTGCACCAGCTTTTATGTGTGTTTGAAACTCAGGATTTTGTGCTGTACAAGTTAAACGGCATTTGCCATCATCATCTATACGAGCAAAGATTTTTACCCCATCTTCGGTTGTTGTAAGTAATTTATAAATCATAGTTCTGCACTCCACGCAACATAACCATTTGTATTAGGAAATCGTGAACTTGAACCTTGACCAGTTGTAAGTCCCGAAGAAACTGTATATTCAGTTAATGCTACATTAGCCGTTCCACCATAATAAAATGGAACTGCTGAACAAGTAACTGTTCCCGCTGGTGCTCTAATAGAATAATCGGATGCCGTTCCAGTTTGCTCTAAGGATGATGGAACTGTTCTCATGGTTACTGGAAAAGCTGTAATATCTCTAAATCCTGTAGAACTTAAAGCATAGCCTAATGCGTAATCAACACCTGAACCAGTTGATTTAAATTTGTAATAATACCTTTGACACAAAGCCAATTCAGTTCCATAAGGTCTGTAATCAAAGCTAGTAGCTGTAGAGCCTACCTCTAGCTGAACACCAGTAATGTAGAAAGTCGCTCCGCTAAAAGTTACTATATTAACGCATCCTGATGGCTGAATATATAAAGTGCTTGACCATGTTCCAGCAGTTCCACCTGAATATGTAGTACCAGCACCTAAACTAAAATTTAAAGTTACACCATTTGAATTGTTTGTATACCAGCTACCAATAGTAGGACCAGCAATAGTTACAGATATATTAGTCCATGTGTTTGCTGTAGGAATTGAATAACTAAAAGGTACATAAGCACCACTATTTCCTGTCCATAATGAACCGCCAAAAGTTCCTATTTGACTTGAGTATACTTGAAATGATAAAGTAACTGTTTTAGCATTTGCAGTGCCCCAAGCTAAATCAGCAATATTAAAACCTTCAATTCCTTGTGAAATGCAATAGTAATCCCCAGCGGCTAATACTGTTGCGGCAGAAGAAGTAGCTCCTAAATACTTGCTAAATCCTACTGGTGGCGTTACTGCTCCAGCATTTTGTTGAACTGTATATTTAGAATCTACAGTAGCTTGTGCGTACCATCTATCAAGAGTATATGGACCAGAAGTTGTAGCAGTAACACTAGCACCAGCATTACGCTGGTCAATCACCATCGCACCATTTATTATGCGATTCTTGAATCCAAAGCTACTATCGGAGTTAAACTCGCCAGCCTGTGTAATTCCATTTGTACCATCAATAATTACTGGCATTATGCGACTCCTAATCTATTGGCTTGTTCAGCCTTAAATGCTTCGTATGCTTGGCGAACTTCAGGTGTCCATGCAACATTGCAAATATCTTTGACCTTTTGTTCTTGACCGCTAATGTCGGAATCAGGATTTAATACCCAGCGATGAAATGTTCTTGATACAAATTCACCATCTCGTTCAATGATGGTGGCTTGACGGACTTGAATGTTCCACTCTTTAACTTCAATTTGGTCTATTTCGTTGCGTTCTGTAAGTGCCATTTTTTATCCTTAAACTGTATAACATCCTGAAATTTGTATATCGCCTGCCGCATCATAAGCTATACCTGAATTAGAACCACCGCCAAGTGGACAAACAATTAAAGAAATCGTTGTATTATTGTTAGGTAAGTAAGCCAACGCAAAACTATTTGCGGCTAAAGGCACAGCATCAAGAAGACCAATCGTAACTGATGGATATGTTTGAGTATTTGAAGTTGTAAATGGTAATCCACTAATTCTTAAACCACCTGTTCCAGTTCCACTAGACCATGATACCCACATTTCAAAACAAACCATTCTGCCGATTTTTGTATATCTTGCATTTTGTGCGGCATAAGAAGCAGTTCCAGCAGTTGATGTGCCTTCAATAACTGGTGTCCAAGTACCTTCTTCATAATCATCTAGCGTATTAGCGTCTGTGCTTGCTGATTGAGTAGCTGGGAATGTAATACCAGCACCGCTAGTAGATGGGGTAGCGTTACCAACACCCAAGCAGTTTAGGATTTGAATACCCTCGTTGGTGTTTACTGTAAGTGCAGTAGTGCCGTTACTTTGTAATTGAATTATTCCACTTGTATCAGCACTCTGAACCAGCCCTGTGGTTGTACTCGCATTTATTGTGACAGCCATTATGCTACTCCCTTTGGATACTTAGCTTTAGTTGCCAAGCAGTCAGCAATGTATTTATTAATCTGTGCTTGGTCACCTTTTACTACACCATCAATGTAATCGGTGATGGGTGGATATTCTGCGGCTCTTTTAGCAATATAAGCATGAGCATTAACATAGGCATCTACCGCAGATTTATCGTATGCGACTTCGTTGCCGTCTGCATCGTAAGCGACTATACCAACAGTACGAATTACGGATGGGTTTAGTTTATAGATAGCATCAATCATCCTGCAATCTCCATTAATGTAATTGTAGAAGGACCAGTATTATCGGTTTGAACAGCAACATAACTTGCCGCTGTAAAATTTGCAAATTGAGTTTTATATGTTGTGGCAGAAGTGGTCACTGGGGAATCTAAATATTGAAAAGTAGCAATTGAATAAAAAACTGTTGTTGTACCTGTATATCCCTGTACATAAACAAATTGACCTAAGTCTGTTGCACCTCTAAATAGTTTTATATTTACAGCATTACCAGCATTTCCAGCTGACTTATACACGCTTTGCGAAACAATTACTAATATTTGACTAGATGAACTTGTAGGAGTAATTGAAGCAGAAAGTCCAGTATCAGCATAAGTTGTTGTTGAATTTGTTACTTGTGTTGTATAAACTGGTGATTGTATTACTTGCAACACATTACCAGTCTTAGGTGATGTAGTCGTAAGAACTGTTCCCGATACGGCTGGAAGTGACAATATCGTGCTTCCGCTTATCGCAGGCTCCTGCAATGTAACACTTCCGCTCGTAGAGCCTAAAAGTACAATGCTCATAAATTTAATCCTTTAAGTCTAATAAATTCAATGGGAAACGGCTTATTTGCGTTTCTATATGCCTGTGCTTCTGCCTGTGTTGCCAAATCTTTTGTTTCAAAATTGCCTAAAAAAATCCGATTACCATCAATAGTAACCCTTGCTTTGTAAGGTCGCAACCCTTTGCAGTTGTCAAAATGGTATCTTTTAGCCATGTTAATAGGTACTTGCATAGTACATTTTGGGCAAGCAATCTTTTCATGCTTCCGACCAATTAACTTTTGCCGTCTTTTTTCTATTTGCTCTGCTGGTTGCTTTTTACCAACCTTTTTTTGACGCATCTTTTCAATAGACTCAAGTGATAAAGTTTTGCCAAGCCTTCCATGTGGCTTGTCTTTCATATAATCAGCCAGACTGAACTGTGTTGCTTTTTGCTCGTCAGTTAATTTTTTACCCTTGTTCCATGATGGTCTACCTAAATGAGCAAGCCTTAATTTTTCAATCCATTCAGGACTGCGTATAAACTTTTTGCCTAACGCAGATGGTGGTTTACCACCACCACAAACAAGATTCCAACCTATTTTGTCTGCTGGTCTTAGCTTGTTTTCAATCTCTAAACAGTAATCTTCTTCACCAATTAATACGACCTTTTTGACTAGATTATTCCAGCCGTACTTAATAATGGCATTTTTAAGATGCACATTGGTTTGCAGTTTTTTGTGCGAATTCCAGCGATAGTCAACATTATTAGACACGCCAACATACCCCTGACTAAATATGTCAGAGTGGTCTTTGTGGGCTATCCAATAAACAGAGGTCATAGTACAACCCATCTCTGTCCACTTGGAATGGTAACTACGGCACCATTCGAGATCGTGATTGGCCCCACACTAAATCCATTCTTGCTGGTGGATAGTGTGTAGTTTGCGCTAATGGTTAGTGCGTTCTCAAAGATAACGCCGCCGGCTTGTGCGCCACCTACTCCACCCCAGGCACCACCGACATATCCCTCAAAGGATGCGAGCGAGGAGTTGTATCTAAAGTAACCATTAACTGGTGCGGCATCGCGTTGCCCTGTAGTACCAGCGGGAATGATGGCCGCGCCAGTAGTAGATGTTTTCTCAACAACAGTTGTTGTGTCAACTACTGCAACTGACCACGCTGCGCCACTATAAACTTTTAGCCGATTGATGCCTGTATTGAAATACAAGTCACCAGCAGTCAAAGCGTTGCCGTCATTATCTAGCGTAGGGTCACTAGCAAACGCGCCCAAGTAAACGTCAGTAAAGTCATCTAATGCGGCCAGGGCAGATGCCGCACTTGCCGCAGCATTTGTAGCTTGTGTTGTTGCCGTTGATGCGCTACCACTTGCTGACGTAGCAGAGTTAGCGGCATTCGTTGCAGATGTCGAGGCCGCAGATGCGGAGTTACTTGCGTTTGTTGCCTGAGTTGTTGCCGTTGATGCACTTGCTGTTGCACTTGTAGCGCTGGCTGTTGCTGATGTAGCACTTGCTGTTGCTGATGTAGCGCTTGCTGTAGCAGATGTTGCGGAGCTGGTTGCGCTTGCAGCCGATACACCAGCCGCAGTAGCTTGA